CGAGCGACTCATAATCGTCAGGTCACTGGTTCAAATCCAGTAAGGGCTATCAATTCGGAGGTTTTGATGAAAGTTATTAGGATTGTTCAAAATGAAAATCAAGTTTTCTAGAGAATGCCTGGCTTTAATAGGTATGGTATTGATTGTCGTGGGATTAGCTGGTGGTTATTATTTATTAAAATGGATTATTTAACTAATTTTATTTAGGATGGTCGCTTTTATTATGCAAAATTGCTGCGCAAGTAAAAACCTCTAGGTAGCGGCCATCCTAAATCATATTAAAGCTGCACATGAGTGCATCATTAACCGCCTAATGGCGGTTTTTTTATGCCTGCAATTTGGGAGGAGTCATGCAGAACTACACCCCACCGGATGGTTGGGGTCCGGTGCTTCACTATCTACAGGAAAATCGTTTGTCCCTTCAGGCAGCGCTGACAGCCTTCTTCATCGCGATATCATTTTCAGTCTGGGATGGTCTTGCGTGGCGAAGGGCAATCAACGCTGGCTTCATCTGTTTTTTTGTGGCTTTAGCCGTATCCGCCTTACTTGAGCAATTCGGTGTTTCGGACATTGACTGGTCATTTGTAGTTGGGGTTGCTGTTGGTGGCGCGGGAGTGGATAGGTGCCGCTCGTTAATTAATGCCGCAGTCAGTTTGGTTGCAAATAAAAAAGGTATTGATGATGGAAAATAAAGAATTACCCTGGATTGCTCAGGCACGACAATTTATTGGGTTGCGTGAAATTCCAGGGCCTAAACACGCACCTGAAATTCTTCAGATGTGGCGCGATATCAAACGAGGCGGGATTAAGGACGATGAAACGCCATGGTGTGCTGCGTTTGTAGGTTCCATGCTTGAACGCTCTGGCATTGAGTCAACCCGTTTTGAGGGCGCGCGTTCTTACATGGAGTGGGGTGAGAGACTGGATAAACCCTTCTACGGCTGTGTAGTCGTTTTCACTCGTTCTGGTGGTGGTCATGTCGGGTTTGTCGTTGGGCAGGCAGAAAATGGTAATCTCTTAGTCCTGGGCGGCAATCAGAGCGATGCTGTAAATATCAAAGCGTTCAGCACTGACCGTGTAACGGGTTATCGCTGGCCTTTCGGATTCGAAAAACCTGATTTCTCTTTGCCTGTTGATGCTGCTGCCATGTCAACTAAAGAGGCTTAGTGAATGCAGCGAAGGCATTGGACGCACAGACAGCCGCGACGCGGCGCAAAGCTGGCACTGGTAGCAATACTGGTGCCTTTTTTATTGGTGGGCTGTGTTAGTCTGGACTCTATGGGGGAATGGTTCGAGTTAGCATCTGAAACATGTCAGATAATTGAACACGTAAAAAAGTGCATCAATGAAATGTGAGTGCAGGCTGTAAATCTACTTGTACTATGAAGAAGTGGCAGACGTATCGGGTACGCCTGCCGGAAGCTTATTTACTACGGTTCTTATCTGCTTCTTTTTGCGCTGGTGTACGGTCATTGCCTGTATTGGTTCGATGGTCGTGTGAACCATCTTTTTTCTGTTTGCCCCCGGAAATCACTCCTTTGCGAGTCGATTCTGAATCAGAGTTCTGCAAGAAATCAAATAACCCCATGATTATCCCCTAGATGATTGAAAAGTAAATTTAAGCATGAAGAATTCATATCTTCATTTGCGCTCACGGTCATTCTAGTTTTTTAACCATTGAGTTTGGAGGGTTATTTTTTAGCTATTTGGGATTTGTTTAACTTCTCTCGCGTTGAAACCTGAAAAACATAAACGGAGCAATATGAACGATAAGCTGAAGATCGTATATCGCCCGTTAAAGGAACTAACGCCATATGCGCGAAACGCCCGAACCCATAGCGGTGAGCAGGTAGCGCAACTGGTAGCCAGCATCGAGGAATTTGGCTGGACGAACCCTGTGTTGATTGACGAGAACGGCGAGATCATCGCTGGCCATGGTCGCGTTCTGGCTGCTGAGGCCATCGGCATTGTCTCTGTGCCGACGATAAAGCTGACGGGCCTGACGGACGAGCAGAAACGCGCCTACCGGCTGGCAGATAACAGACTGCCGCTAAATGCTGGCTGGGATAGTGATCTGCTGAAGCTTGAAGTAACTGATTTGCTGGATGCGGATTTTAATCTTTCCCTGACGGGCTTCACCCAACAGGAGATTGATGATCTGCTGGTGGTCCTTGAACCGCCAGGGAGCGATGACGATCCATACACCACCAAAATTGACTCACCTGTTTACGAGCCGTCAGACATAGTTCCTGAGGTCGGGGAGCTGTACGACGAGGAGAAAACAAAGGCGCTACAGTCACGGATCAAAAAGGCTGGTTTACCTGCTGATGTGGAGAAGTTCCTGTTGAGCGCTGCAGAGCGCCATACGGTGTTCAACTTCAACAAAATCGCAGATTACTACGCCAGCGCGGGGGCAGAGGTTCAGGCTTTGTTTGAAGAGTCTGCACTGGTGATTATTGACTATGAAAAAGCGATAGAGGGCGGTTTCGTACACCTGACGAAAAAGATGGTCGATATCGTTTACAGCGAAGAGGGCGAAAATGCGTGATGATTTCTGCGCGTTCATCCTGACCAACGGACGGCCAGAAAAAGTTTACACATATAACCTGCTTAAACGCTCCGGTTACACGGGAAAGATTTTCATCGTGATCGATGATGAAGATAAAACCCGCGATCAATACCTGGAGAAATTCGGCGACAAGGTTCTGATTTTCTCCAAAGAGGATATCGCCAGCCGGTTCGATGAGGCGGATAACTTCGGAGACAGGCGCTCAATTTTTTACGCACGTAACGCCTGTTTTGAGCTGGCGGAGAAAGTGGGCTGTAAATACTTCATTCAGTTCGATGACGATTACAAGGAATTCCAGTTTCGCGTCGATAAGGATCTGGACCGTACCTACAGGCTGATCACAAACCTGGATGATGTTTTGAGTGCAATGCTGGATTACTACATCAGCATACCCGCGACCACTATCGCTATGGCGCAGGGTGGTGATTTCCTCGGAGATTCGAACAATGCAGCCTGGCTGAAGCGAAAGGCGATGAACAGCTTCATTTGCTCCACTGACAGGCCGTTTGCCTTCATGGGGCGAATAAACGAGGACGTAAGCACGTATGCGACGCTCGGGCGCCGTGGGGCGTTATTTATGACGGTCGGCGCCGTGCAATTGCTCCAGCAGCAAACGCAGAAAAGCGGAGGGGGTATGACTGAGCTTTACCTTGCCTCCGGTACTTACGTAAAAAGTTTTTACTCGGTGATGCACGCTCCCTCATGCGTCAAAATTTCCCTGATGGGTTCAACTCACAAGCGTATTCACCATCAGGTGAGCTGGAACAACGCCGCGGTAAAAATCCTCCGCGAAAAATATAAAAAATCCGCTCCTGAAAAAATCGGGGGTGGAAAATGATCCCTTATGCCGAAGTTGAGTCGCTCGCCGCATGCCGAATGAGTGAACAGCAAATTGCCGATGTACTGGATATCAACCTTCCGGAACTGAAGAAACAGCACAGCGAGATTTCTAAGTTTCGCGAGGCCATACGTAAAGGCAGGGCAAAGGGAGAGGCACAGATAAGAGCCGCCTTATACCGGAAAGCGAAAAGCGGTGATGCGCGTGCTTACCACGAATTACTGAGGCGGGAGAAAGAACAGGGCGGTGACTGATGAACGAAACGGACTGGGGGGCCATCAGACGCGAGTATGAAACTGATGGTACATCGGCCCGTAAGCTGGGAAGAAAGTACGGCATCAGTCATACCACGATAAACAACAAAATCAGGGATGAAGGCTGGATACAGGGAGAGAAAAAAGATTCCACGGAGAAGGTTTCCACTAAAAAAGTTACCACAAAAAAAATGGAAACTAAAAAAGTGGAAAAACGGAAAGTGGAAAGTGGAAAATCCAGCAAAAAACCTGATGAACGGGTTTCAAAATTATCCACAGAAAAAAATAATTCTGAAGATTATTTTCTTAGCTTCAACCCCGCTGATTTCGGGCTTTCAGAAAAACAGGGAATTTTTGCTGAAAACGTCGTGGCAGGAAAAAAACTTGTCGATGCGTACAAGATTGCTGGTTACAAAGGGGAAGGTTCAGCAGCATATGTCACAGCAAGCCAGCTCCTAAGAAATCCTAAGGTTTATCGTGCTGTAAGTTTTCTCAGAGATAAACGTCAGCAGCGCCTTTCACTCACCGAAGACGAAATCATTCACCAACTCTCTGCTATCGCCAGCGCTAACCCAAATGAACTCGTTCAGTATCGCCGCGTTAACTGCCGGCACTGCTGGGGTGAGCATCATCTTTATCAGTGGAAGGACATAGAGGAATTCGACAAGGCAGCAGAGAAAGCCAGCAACGACGGAAAAGAGGAACCTGAATACGGCGGGCTTGGATTCGTCGAGACAGCTTTCCCCAATGAAGAATGCCCTAAATGCAGTGGCGAGGGCGTGGGACAATTTCACGCTGCGGATACCTCACTGCTGGAGGGAGACGCTCGCTGGCTTTACGCAGGGGTTAAGCAAACCCTTAACGGCTTTGAAGTTCGCATGGCTAATCAGGAGGCGGCAAGGCGTGATCTCCTGAAAATAATTGAGGCCAGAAAAAACTGGGCAGCGAAAAAAGAGGGTGGAGATCCAGAGCCTGAGGATAACGACATCACTGATGAACAGTTGAACGATGCATTACGGGGGTTAGGTTATGGCAGATTTAGCGATCAACTCTCAGACAGGGAAACACCACCAGACGACCAGGAATAAGCGGGAACTGACGAACAGGCAGATCCTGGAGGCCTTTAAAAAAAGGGCAGTAGAAAAAGCGCGGGAGTCGATGCTGGATTTCACGCTCTACACCCACCCGACCTATGAAACGGGCTGGTTTAACGAATTAATTTGCCTTGAGCTGGATAAATTTCTGGATGACGTGGAAAAAGGCCTGATGCCGCGCCTGATGATTTTCGCTCCTCCGCGTTCTGGCAAAAGTGAACTGGCCTCTCGTCGTTTCCCTGCGAAGGTGCTGGGGAAGCATCCCGACTGGAACGTGATTTCCTGTTCGTACTCTTCAGACCTTGCGGAGCGTATGTCACGCGACACGCAGCGCATCATTGAAAGTGAGCGTTATCGTGACGTTTACCCTGATACATGTTTGGCAAACGCCCGTACCGGCGCTATCAGAACGGCGGCGCTATGGGAGATGGTAAACAGTAAAAGCGTCATTCATACAGGCTCTTACCGCGCTGCTGGCGTTAACGGTGGTATCACTGGTCAGGGTATGCAGATCGGTATCATCGATGACCCTGCAAAGGATTACAAAACCGCGTCTTCTCCGGTGTACCAGGAAACCGTCATGGACTGGTACGACACGACATTTTTCACGCGTGCTGATCCGAAATTAAACGGCGTCATCATCATCCTGACCCGCTGGCATAAGGACGATCTGGCGGGGCAGCTCCTGAAGAAAGCGCAGGAGGGCGGCGAAGAGTGGCGGGTGGTCAGTTTCCCTATGGAAGCCGAAAAGGACGAATACCACGAACTGAACGGGAAAAAATATGCGCTGAGAAAAAAAGGCGAAATTCTTTTTCCTGAGCGTATGCCTCAGGCCTTTGTGGAGAAGTGCAAACAGCGCGGCTCACTGGTCTGGAATGCGTTGTACCAGCAACGGCCAGCGGCGAAAGGTGGTGGCCTGATTAAATCGGCGTGGTTCGGTGAGTATACGCAGCTTCCGAAACTGAAGTGGCGCGCCATTTACGCTGATACGGCGCAGAAAATAAAAGAAGTGAATGACTTCTCTGTTTTCGAGCATTGGGGGCTGGGCGTAGACGGTTATCTCTATCTGATTGACCTGATACGCGGGAAATGGGAATCCGACGAGCTGAAGAGGCGAGCCATCGCGTTCTGGAACAAGTGCAAGCCGATGCAGAACGGGCCGCTGCGCTTCATGGCCGTTGAGGATAAATCTTCCGGTACTGGCCTGATTCAGTCTATCCGCAAGGGCGCTCTCTGCCCTATACGCGCAATACAGCGCGATCAGGACAAATACACCCGCCTCATGGATACGCAGGGCTGGATCGAGTCTGGTTACATCAGACTTCCGGCCTCCGCTCCCTGGGTAAGTGATTTCCTTCAGGAAATGGAGGGTATCAACGCCGCGTTTAACACTCACGATGACCAGCTTGATCCGATGATGGATGCCATTAAAGAGGCGTTTGACAGCGGCGTCACCCCATACAACGAATGGTAAATTATGGCCGAGAAAGAAAACCAGGCGGCTAAGCCCCGCTTTAAATTAACCAACAGCGGCGGGGTGATGCCTGTCTTTGACAGTCTTTCTAATGTCGTCACAGGCATGGGGACGAATCGCGACCGTCGCTCTTATAACCGCTTCACCATTACCCAGCTCAATGACTATCTGGAAATGGAAGCCGCTTATTTCGATAACTGGATAGCGGGGGCCGTAGTCGATCACCCAGTAGAGGATGCCACGCGGGAATGGCGGACCTTTACGGGGAAAGATGCGGCGAAAATTCATGAGGCTGAAAAATTATTCGAGCTTCAGGAAAAAACACAGGCCGCTTTTACCTGGGCTGGCGTTTACGGTGGCGCTGGCGTTTTGCTGATTACCGATCAGGAGCTGGGCCAGCCGTTAGAACTGGACAAGATAAAGCAGGGTTCGCTTAAACGTCTAGTGAATCTCGACAGAACGATGATTTCCCCCTCTACCTACAACTATTCGGATCCGACCGCAGAAAACTACATGCGAGCGGAAACCTACCGGATAAACGGAGGGGTGCAGAATGTCCACCACAGCCATTTCATTATCGCGCCTGGTGAAGCACTGCCGCCGCGCTTGCGGTTGCTGAATAACGGCTGGGATGACAGCGTATTGAGGCGTTGCATGGAGGATTTGAAAGACTCAGCCGCAGCGAAAGCCGGTATAGCGTCGCTCATTCTGGAAGCCAACGTTGATGTGATTTCCCGCGAAAATCTGGCTACGGATCTTTCTTCGGGTGATATGGACCAGTCCATCATGAACCGTTTCCTCAATTTCGGGATGCTGAAATCCATGTTCAGGCTGGCCCTCATGGACAGCACGGAGACATTCGAGCGCAAGCCGGTTTCATTCGGTGGCCTGGGTGAAATCCTCTCCGTTCTCATGGAATGGACAGCAGGAGCGGCCAAACAGCCTATGACGCGCTTATTTGGCGTGCAGTCAAAAGGCCTGGGTGATTCTGGTCAGGGGGATGCAAAGAACTACTACAACCGCGTACGGGGCGATCAGGAAATGAAGTACCGGAAATTCCTGAACCAGATCGACGAGGTTTTAATTCGCTCCACGCTGGGCGTTGCGCCTGACGACCTGAATTATGAGTTCAACCCTCTCGAAATTCCGACTGAATCCGAAGTGAAAGATCGCAATCTGGCAGAAGCCCAGACCGATGATTTACGGCTTCAGCAAAAAGTCATTCCCCGATCTGCGGTTGTTCGAAAACTCAAAGAGAGTGGCCTGTATGTTATCAGCGAAGAATTCCTTAAACGCGTTGAGGAGGACGAACGAGCAGAAGCCGCTGGGGAGTTCCACTTCGATCTCGGAAAAACTGAAAAGGAGAATTCAGGAACAGGCGACACGCCGCCTTCCAATTCAGCCGCATACGATTAACGGCGACCTGGAGAAGTATTACAACGGGCAGTTACGCGGCCTGATAAATCTTATGGCTTCAACGGTCCAGGGCACGCTGATCCCCATCCTTAAGCGCTACAAAGAACTGACCAAAGATGCCGTCGTTACACGCCGATACACCGCTGACAGTTTTCTGACAGACATAGTGCGGGAAGCGTTGCGACAGGCCGGAAGTCAGTTTTATGACCTTGCGTTTGATGCTCAAAGGAGAAAGCTGGCGCAGCGCGTGGTAAGCCTGGCTGAATCAGAAACATCGGCGGCGTTCGTTGAGCAGATAAACAGGGCGCTTGGCGTGAACATCGAGGGGCTTCTGACCCGCGAAAGCCTGGGTGATTTTTTCGATGCAGCGGTAGAAGAAAACGTGGCCCTGATCCGCTCTCTGTCGTCTGATTATTTTGACAATATCCAGCGGCAGGTGATGGACAGCATCCTGAGGGGAGACAGCGTTACCACCCTGACGCGCAACCTTCAGGCGGTGACAGGGGCAACGTATCGCAGAGCGGCGCTGATAGCGCGTGACCAGACGCTGAAGGTCACCAGTGACATTAACCGCAAGCGGCAGACTTCATCCGGTATCAGCCGTTTCAGGTGGTCTGATTCGAAAGATGCCAGGGTGTCAGGCAATCCCGCAGGGAAATACCCTCGCGCAAAAATAAAATGTTTCTACATCGCCAGAAATGACGTGGGCTACGGTCCAGGCGTTTATCTCTGGTCACGCGGTGCCATGTACAACGGGGAAACAGGGCTTTACCCGGGGCGTGCGCACATAAACTGCCGCTGTACTGGCGTTCCTCAGATACAGGGGCTGGATTACAAGTAAACCAACTCAGGAAAAAAACATGCGGATCACGGTAACGGATCGGCTGTCTTTCCGCGTCGATTCTCAGCGAAAAATTCTTGATAACGGATATCTCTCCGTTCCTGGAAGAGTGGCGCGTACTGGCGTGCAGCAGTACACCGCGCAAGAGCTGGGATTAACGGACAGGCCACCGAACGAGTTAGTAAACGTCTATCGCCCACCGGAAGAAGTTTTTAAACCGGAAAGCCTCGCCAGCTACGACAACGTCGATATCACCCTTCAGCACCCCGACGATTTTGTCGATTCGAAAACCTTCAAAGAGGTTTCTGTCGGCCACGCCACGACCCCAGGGCGCAGATTTGGTGATTTCGTCGAGGTTGATCACCTGATTAAAGATCAGGCCGCGATAGACGCCGTAAATGCTGGTACCGCCGAGCTATCAGCAGGATATAGCGCTGAATACATCCGTCAGCCTGGTATTGCCCCTTGCGGCACGCCGTATGAATTTATTCAGACAGACATTTTCGTTAACCACATAGCGCTTTGTGACTCCGCTCGGGCGGGGCATCTGGCGCGACTCTTTGATTCAAAAAAACCACAGGAGCAAAAACCTATGCCACAAATCACTCTCGATAGCGGCGCAAAAGTTGAAGTGGCAGATCAGGCCACGGCCACGCTGATTCAAACCACTCTGGACAGCCTGATGAAGCGCATCCGTACCGGTGATGAAAGTCAGGAAAAGCTGGAAGGGGAAATTGCACAGCTTGAAGTGAAGCTGGAGAAAAAAGAAGAAGAGCTGGAAGAGCTGAAAACGCAGACTTCAGACAGCGCCATTCAACAGCGCGTGGATCAGGTCGTCGTTGCGCTGGGCGGCGCCCGCAAAATTGCGGGTAAAGCTTTCACCTGTGACTCAATGGACCCGCTGACCATTAAACGCGTGGCCCTCGATGCGGCCGGTATCAAATGCAAAAAATACGCGACCTGGGATAAAGCGCCTGATGCGTATGTTTCTGCGTTCTTTGATGCGGCAGAAGAGCAAAAAGAAAGTGAGGATGAAAATCCTGACAATCCGCAGAACAAGAGCACCAACGATTCACATCGCCGTTTCGCCAACGACATGACGAACGTCATGACCCGTCAGACGGGCGATGCGAACCAGCAGCGCGTCAGCGCCCGTAATAACTTCCTCGACCAGCGCTACGGTCGCAACCA